GTACGCCTCAGACTGGTTCAACTGTGCAGTCGTAGTCGTGTACGAGTAGGTCGCTTGGTCAGTGAAAGAATCGACGCTGAGGGTGAACTTGCCTGACGCAAAATTGACAGACCAGAAAAAGTTAGACGCTTGACCTGTGATGATGCCAGCAGCGTTGGCTTCAGGGACACACCAAAAAGCGACAGTAAAGTTGGCGTTAGCGGTGAACACCACAGGGCGAGAAGCAAAGCCTGGGTCGTTAGTGGCGATGTAGCCAACACCTGTGGATGATGCACCAGCCAGTGAGCCATTAGCCAAGCCGTCAGCCAACTGACTGCCGGGTGCAGCGTTTGTCTGGTACGTCATAGCAATGGGGCTAGTGCCAATGTCTGTGAGAGTGCCAGTCTGGAACTGGATAATGGGGTCATCACACGGGTAGTAGTGACGTGGCGACTGGCTCAAAATATAAGAGCGTGACCAGTCCGCTGGCAGCTGCACCTGTGCAAGTAGCGCCATAGCGTCATAGCACGAAAGGGTGACTGTGGAGTCTCCACCTGCGTCAGTCCACGATGGTGGCCAGCCGTCAATAAAGCCTCTAAACAAAGGGTAAGTAGAGCCATCAAAAGTTGCTTCTATTTTGATTTGGCGTCTTGGTAACAGCTTGCCGTAGTAAGTGCCTGAAGTGTAGAACGGGTCATACAGTCGTGCCCTGTTATTAAGCACCACCGATGCAGAGCCACTGAAGTTGTCCCAATCGTCAGACCTGCCACGATCAATGCTCATAGACCTAACGCTCGAAGTAACCTCAGTCCATGTTGGGTTTAACACATAAGGGCCGTCATCAAAGCCGATATAGACCTTGGCTACTGGATACGCCATTAGGCAGCCTTCACACCTGTGCGGCGATTGTAAGCAACTAAGACATCAGACACGGCTTTACCGATAGCCACAGGGTCACCCACGCCAGTCTGCACTGTAATGTTCATGCCTGAGTTGCTTGACATACTGGCAGGAATTATTGCTGCTGGGCCTTTACCTTTACCGCCATTAGTAATGGTAGGTACAGGTGTTTTAGACGTTGAGCCAGCATCTAGTTTTTTACCTGACAACGCACCAAGAGGGCCAGAGAAAGGTTTTAACCATTCGGGGAACTCTAAAGCGCCGATGGTGTTATTCCATGCGTAGGCGATTTTGTCAAAGGCTGCTGTGGCTTCTTTTGCAAACTCCTTAAAGACAGGTATAGCAATGTTCTCGAACTGCCATTTCATTGCCTTGAACATTCCATCTACAACTTTTCTAAAGCCCTCAAACTTTTTGTAGGCCGTGACAAGAGCAGCAATTAAAGCAGCAATACCAAGCACAATTAGCCCGACAGGGTTAAGAGCCATGGCAGCGTTCATAATCATTATGGCAGCCGACAACACCCCAACTGCTACAGCTGCGGCAGTCATGAGGCCGGGGTTTTTGGTAGCCCAGTCAGCGAACTTCTGAAGGTAAGGCAACAGTTTCTCAAAGACAGGAATCAGCGCTGTACCTATTGACTCTTTTGTTTCTTTCATGGCCAGTGATAAGCGTTTCATTTTGCCTGCGTTAGTGTTCGCCGCCACAGTTGCAGCACCGCCAGTGGTCTTAGCAATCTTTGCCATGACTTCCTCGAAGGATGCGCCGTCCTTGATCATCTGGCGATACTCAGGTGCCAACTTGCCTAAGGCCGCAAGGTTGCCACCGTATGCTTTTTCAATAGCGGCAGTGACAGTAGCCAACGGCTTACCCGTAGAGGCTGCAATGTCCATAGCCTGCGTGGCTAGTTTCTGTGCCTTAGTCACCGAACCAGTTGCCTTAACTAACCTGCCCAGCACAGGGCGCAACTCATCATCCGACACGCCCAGCAACTTGCCCTGAGTACTTATCCAGTCCTCATTAGCTTTAATCTGTGCCTCAGTAGCGCCAGTGGTTTTTTTGATAGTTGCAGCCAGCAGTGCCTGTGCAGCCTCATCTTCCATGGCGTCTTTAGTGGCGCTAACCAGAAGGGTGCCCAAGCCAGCAAGTGCAGCTGTGGCTGGGATCATCGCTTTCTTCAATGCGAAGCCAGCCTTTTTGCCTGCGCCTTCTAGTTGGCTGAACTCTTTACGGGCTTTAGATATGCCCTTGCCATCAAACTCAGACAGAATATTTAGTACTACAGCCATTAGATTCTCCCGTTATTTCCTGTGAGTTTCATGACACGGTTCACAAGCTCTTTGACTTGCCTGTCCACGTCATCTTTCATCATCTCATACGAGCGGTAAATAATGCGTGAAGGTGGCCCGAAACGAGCCGTAAGGTTATCGCTCATGGTTCCTTTGGCAGCCATGTCGAACAATGTCGCCTGAGGCCCAAGCCACTTAATGCCAAACACACCCACATTCTGCTTGAAGCCGCCAGGTGCTTCTCGTATTTTCTTGCCACTGGTGAAAGGTTTAATGTTCTTACGCACACGAGCGTCTTGCCAGCTCATAATGTCAGCACCTGACTTGCCCTTCCACGAGCGTGCCATACCCGAAATAGGCGCACCAGAAGGCAACATAGACTCTGCTTTGCCTACAACGGGCTGCACAATTTGCTTGAAGTCTTTAGTGACTTGGCGGCGTAGTTTCTTGTCAATGGTGTTGAGTTCTTTCAGTGCCTCTTTTAAGCCTGAGAACTCCATGCCAACATCTACTGCCATTACTTGCGACTTTCGTTAATCAACTTGATGACTGTCGAGAGGTCTCCAAAGTCAAACTCTACTTGATGCGGCCACCAACCAGTAGCTACTAATACGCCTGCTAAAGCGTGTCGGTAGGTGCCGCTTCGGTAGGGTTTTCGGGTTCCTCCGAGATCACATCTACTGACTCAAGTTTCTTAATGAAGTCATCAAAGACAGCAGGGACAACATGGCCAGCCATTTTGGATGATTCATACGCCCAGAACGCCATGTCCTCAATGCCGATGCCTTCAGACATCTCAGAAGCCCGGCGCTTAAACTTGCGTTCCCACAGGGTAATTACCCATAGGTTTGTGGTTACTTCGTATGGGCCTTCACCCGTATCTACGGAGAGTTTGACTTTCATGTCGGGTTCCTTTGTTTAGTCGGGTTAGACAACAGCGGCAGTGTAAGCACCGCCACGGAAAGTTATATCGATAGACGAGATTTCGCCCAGAGTTGCGTTCAGCACTGGCAGTGTCTCTAGGTAAGTGCTTGTCAGTGTGAAGGCTGGGTTAGTTGCACTTGTACCAGCAGAAGTTGGCTTAACTACAACAGTGGTAGCAGTGCCTACAAGTGTTGCCAAAGTGGCGTACACCTCAGACGCGCCGTAAGTCATAAACAGGGTCACGGTCAAAGAGTTATCCTCGATGGTCGCGGAATACACTCTGGCAGTATTTCCGAAAACTGTGGTATCGGCTGCCGTGTTGGTGCGCTCCAGCGTGGCTGCGGTAGCAAAGCCAGTCAAGGCCACACTATTCACAGTGACAGTTGGGTTAGAAAGATAAGTGCTTGTGGCCATGGGTTACTCCTCTGGAGATGTTTCTTCTGTTTTAGCAGATTTAGATGATGTTTTGTCGGATTTAATAAAGCCACCCCAGATAAGAGCGTCAATGTTGATGCCCTCAGCAGGAATGAACTCAGTGCCGGGTTCCCCGACAAGATCAGAAATAATTGTGTAAGCCATGGTGTCCTTAAATTGTCTTAACTGCTATAGAGATTACTAGGTCGTAGCAGGGATAGTCAGCCCCACCGATTGAGTACGCCGTGGGGTTGCCACTCATCACGATTGCGCCACTGTTCACGACAGCAGCTGCAATGCTGAGCAACTGGCGTAGCACTGGAAGCCCTGCTGGGCCTGAGCCAATAACCTTGACTGGGAAGTTCATCCTGAGCACGTTGCCGTTACCAGCGAACATATCGAAGGATGGCGCATCAATGAAAGCACAGTTAGCGATGAGCTTTGTGGGGTCGTTCACTACCCGTAAGCCCGTCACTGTTTTGAGCAGTGCAGTCAGGTCATCTAGACCTTCGTTCAGACAGTCTGTATAGGCCATCTAAGCGACCTGGGGGCGATGGATGCCTAGCAACTGCTTAATGACTGGCGTCATCGCTGAGACGCTTGCAGCGCCCATATCAAAAGTAGCGAAGGTGTCCTGAACGCTGCCACGGGCACGCCATAGTGCGGCTGCATACATCAGGGTGCCAAGGGTGACATCGTGGCCCGGCGAAGTT